TTAGCAAGCTCACTTGTATTAATTTTTCCTGTGTGTTCACTCATTTGTAATACCTTTCCCATTTGTTCTCCATTAAAAAAATGCCCCTTTATTTATAGTGTCGGGGCATTACACTCGACTTCACTATGCTGTCATATTTGAATCATTATTCATAAATGACTTTAGTGCATCATCCACCGTCTTCTGGCGGTTATATTGTTCCGTCTCGCTTGAGAGAGACTCTGAGTTTTCATCGGAGGACAGGTATTCATCCAACAACGCTTGAACTTCGGAGGTAGAATGTCGTTGGAATAGTGTCTCAATCTCAGGGACAGAACTAATTAACTCATCACAATCAGCTACATCATCATCGCATAATACAGAAGGACGCCGACGAGGCTTAAGTGAAGTCTTGGGAAAAGATCCCGGAGTTCCTGGGATGGAATAATTTAAGACAATATCAGTGCCTGTTTCGGCATGAGTAATATCGCCATAATCGGGATCTAAGACGTAAGATAGCAGAGTCTCATATGCCATTTTGCCATAAGACCACACTCTTACACCTTTGCTTTCTTCACCACGAACAATAATTGGTGAATAATAGCGCTTTCGAGCAAATAATTTCTTTGCTTCTCTCTTTGCGGTGTCATCATTCCCATCGACACCTTCTCGCCACAGCTTTGAGGCGAAATTACATATTGGACAGTCTTCTCCATGATTACGCTTTGGACAAAGAATGCCAGGGTTCTTTCCAACATTATAGTGGAAATGAAATTCTTTAAAAGGGTCGCCGTCTTCTGTTGGAAGAATGCGAACAGTTTGGTCACCTTCGGATGGGCGCCACTTTGTGTTATCTTGTTTTTTGCCACCATTGCGTGACATTTCGAGCTTTGCTCTCATTGCTTCAATATTAATAGCCATAGTAGTTTTCCTCTTGTTAGTTAAGTTTTTTGTCTATAAAGACTAAGGTCGAGGGGATTTTACCCCCTCGCCATAATTGAATATAACCTATTGGTTGTTAGCTGTCAAATGAAATATTGACATTTTTTGAAGAAACAGTTCCGACAACTGTTCCGTGATTAAAAGTACGGAATCCACGTTTTTCCGTATCATACACAACTTCAATTTCTCCGTTACTTCTACTATAATTATTAGTAGTAGTTTTTGGGGTCATTGATTTAGGAAGATCGCTAACTTTAACAAAATTCATTGTTCGACGGGTTCCATCACGCTTAACGAATGTTCCAGTGTATTGTGTAAATGTACTCATATTAAACCTCCAAAGTTTGTATGTAGTGAGTAAGTTTGAGAGAATAAAAAAACGATTGCTTATGCAAGGAAGGGTAGATTGCGAAGGATGAGATTTTATTTTTATCTTCGTCAAAGACCCTACTCTTAATAAGCCTCAATAAGTCTTTATTCTTCTCCAATTGTGTCTTGTTGATACTATAAATATAGCATGTTTCAGTACAGTTGTCAAGGGAAAAAAGCATTTTTTCTTCATTTTTTTTGAAATCCCCGATTGAAACTGTACAAATTCGTGAAATTACTTTTGGTTGATGGAGTTGTCCAAGAACTGGTTCTTGGTTTTGGAAATACCAGAGTGTTTCCATTGTGTTTGTTATCTGTTTATTTATCATACTATACATTTTACTTATTGTCTGTTCACCAATAATATTTAATATTTCCTTATTGGAAAAAAGATACATCCTATTAAATAAACCAGATCTTGTATACTCCTGAATGACATTAAAAGATACTTTGTGTGCTTTGGCTTGCATCGGAGTTAAGAGAGATTGGTCAGGGCATATATATATTATATTTATTTTTTTGTCCTTTATAGTCTCCAATGCTCTTAGGGTACACCCAGAGACCTTTGAGGCGCCACAAACAATGACATAACATTCATCCTCATCAAAAGATATATCAATTTTTGCATTATCCCAAGATGATTCATATTCTTCTGGTGATGTTAACAGGGGCGAAAACTGCTCTGCTACAATTGGTATTATTATATGATCACCAGAGAAAGACTTGGCTATTGCTAGCCCTGCACTACCGATTCCAATTAAGACCATGATACCTCCTCAAGATCTCTTAAGTTCCGACCGACTTGGACTGACGAACGGAACCACCCAAGCTCTGTGTCTTCGAATATCTCTTGTATTTGTGGTAAGAGCCCACGATCCTTAAGGGCCAAATCGATTGTTAATGAATCGTGAACCACGGAATGAACAAAGGAAAGGTTGTTTTGTAAAAATTTGTTGATTTTACAAGCCTGTTTCATACAATTGTCCGAAGAAGAAGATTGCAATAAGTAATTGAGAGCATGAAAATCATCAGCTTTAATCTCTCTGCCAAAAGGAGTGGAGACCACACCATTTTTATAATATTTATTTAACAACAGGCTGCGGTCATAATGACTTGATTGGATTACATCAGAATAAGGATTGTAAAACCAAGCCAAAAACTTCTTTTTAGCCTTGTCCCTTTCAGTCACGCCCTTAAGAACATTCTTCATATTCCACTCATGTATGTCCACGGGGGGGTGGGTACCAGTAGATAAGGAGATAAAGGTTCTAATCTCAGCACCATTTAAGTCGAATTGTACAAAAATATCATTTTTTGGCACAACACAGTTGGCGATTTCCTTCTTGAGATTCATAATTGGAAAGGAGCCTTGTTTCGTGGTTAACCTTCCGGTTTTGGAGCCCCACACATCGTATAAAATAGGCCTATTTCGGCCATTCAAATTATTAAGCAAGGCTCTTGCCTTCAAATCAGTCTTGGATGCATTTTTGAGGGCTTTTTGGTCGATTAAAACAGGGTTTTTAGAGATGTTATGTGCCATCTGGTGGAGATCAACCAGAAACCCATGGTTTTTTGGATGTTCGTTGTTCTTAAAAACCCAATCACATATTTCATTTTTAATTTCACAATAATGCATCAAGTGTTGTTCTGGTACAAGATCAAACATACAAAGCTCATCAAGTTTCACTTTAGCATTTAATGCGGAATTTATGAATCCTCGTATTTTGTCTTCTCGTTTTTGGAGTCTGTGTCTGAGGTCTTCTGGAGCCGCTGAAGAAAGGGATTGACCACCAGAATAAATGCTAGCATAACGAATATTGCTGTTACTAAGCCGCCGATCCCAGTTCCAAGTTCCAGTGACGTTGTCAGGTATTCTATCATATATGAAATTTCCATTACTGTATACTCCGAAGCATTCTTGTTTGTCGTCTAAGATTTGAAATAACATCAATCCTCCATTTAAAAAGCTTTATTCTTTTGGGCCAACCAGTTACTAAGCCAGTTGATCCCGCCGGGTTTTGATTTGAACGTAGATCTGAATTGCTCATTAACATAACTGATTGCTGAAGAAATGTCAAGCTTTTCCAACAAAAAAAATGCTCTTTTCTGCATTCTTTTGAGATCTGACTTAGCAAACACTTCTTTTTCTTCAATATTTCTTAAATTTATATATAATGATATTTTTCTTTTATTATTAATAATATTATTATATATATTAGTATTAATATCATTTCTATATATTAATTCATTTCTTATACCTTTTTTAAAATTACAGTATTTTTCTATTCTCTTGTATGGCTTAGTGGAAACAAATAAGTTATAATATGTTACGAAAAGTTCATCTAAAAAAAGAATATCCAACTCATAGACTAAATTAAATTGGTTTAAAAAGATACTGGCAGCATTAGATAAATCATAATTTTCAACATACTTTTTCATAGCTGGGGATTCCAAATCTGCAAAAATAACTGCCGGATTTTCTTGAGATACTGTGAATCCATGATTTAAGCAAGCATTTACATAAAATTCAAATGTTGGGCTGGAGATTATATTTTCATATTTCAGCCTATCAAGATCATGATTATAAGCTGCAATATTTAAAACCAAACCACTCGCAAAAGGTGTTGAGAGATTGCTTCTGTGCCATGCCGTAAATGTTATTGGTAAATGATCTGTCAGTGTTTCTGCAAAATGAGTAAATCGACTTACAAAATCATCAATTCCCATAACACTATCAGATATTTTTTTATTTGCCAAGTAATCATTAACATATATTGAAAATATTTCTCTTATATAACCTCTATACTTTTCCATAGGGTCTTCATAAGCTTGATTAATCATGGGTGTTGTCAAATATAAATCATTCTGTGGTATTTGGCCAAATGTTAATTTTTGGTTAAAAAGATCACTTAACCCTTTAAATGCATCAGAAACAAAATTCATTGCGACATTGGCCTGTGATGTTTGAACTAAACCCTGAACAGGGGTTAAAAATTCTGTTTTTGGTATTACTGTGTTTAGATTAGTATCAACTCTGCCATGCATTACATTTTCAACAAAACTCATATCCTTCAAATTTTTATAACTTGCATTATACGCATTTAACTTAAAATTTAATTTTTCTGAAAATGCGTTTATTACAGATCTTATGCTGTTTTTTCCATTAAAATCGGCCATCTTTTGTTGTTCCTCTTACTTTTTACTATCTTTAAAGCCGCCACCCTCCGCGACCAACTTTCCCACGTCCTCTCTCAGTTTCTTCAGATATCGGCTAGCACATTTAAGATTTTTCTCAATTGCTACTTTTTCTTTACTAAGTTGTTTCGGGGTCTTACTGGTGCCTCCTGCACCGCCACTATAGTCCCACATGGCGACAACCGAAGTATTAAACCCACTTGGAGTAATTTTGTTAGTAACTTTGGTTATCACATGATACCCTCCAAATCCTAAAGTTCTAGCAACAGTGTTCCTAGTTGGATCAAAATCAATTCCCCCAATCCCCATTGGATTTAAAAACACATGCATACCGGGATAAAAGAGAGTGTTGCCAATCATATTAATCGTAACATTGTAAACAGCCCCTAGTTGAGACAGGCCATCAATTCCATTTCTAAAAAAATTGGCCTCACGAATATATTGGATATCAGTCTTATCAAAACTCATGCTCTTGACAATACCTCGGTTTTGCCCAACATTTAAATGATAAACTCCATTAGCCATGTCATGTCTTTTATTGCCGTTTCTAACCTTAGTCGGGTGGTTATTGCCAGACATTGCATATACAATGATATAGTGGTAAAGATTGTTAGACGTACTTCCTTCATTAAGTCCAGAATTCAAATACGGTTTTCCGCTCGATGGAAGAGAGATTGATCTAACACTCCTTCCGCCTGATGGTAATCTGTTTTGTTTCTTATCATCATTTTTTGGACCAATGGCTGTGGTTGATCGAAACTGTATCCCGTCTGGGAATGGATCACCAGAACATTTATCCGTCATCAATTCCACTACGAGATGATTAGTTAAGGTTCTAATGAAATTCATAAGGGGAAATGTTTTTCTTTTCTTTGATATAACATGATTTGTCATCCATTCAAAGAAATAATGCGTTGATATAGGAATTTGGGCGATATTGACACTCTGGCCTTTATAAAAAAACGTTCCCAAAATTAATTTAAATTTTTTCAATTCTGGTCTTTGCTTTCCATTTAATCCGATTTTAGTATCAAGTGCTACATCAATCAAGTCTCCCAAATAAAAATAATTTAACTGAACAACTTTTGACGCTGGTGGTAATATTTGAAAAACATCACAAAAATTGCCTGCTGTTTTTACTTTTTTGACAGCAGCCTTAGCTTTATCTGCTGGTTGCTGGCTCTTTCCTCCAGAATCTGCTTGAGCAGTAAAACTGTCTTTAATATCATTATAGTTAAGTAATTTAGGCGTTTCTGTAAATAGTCCAGTTTTGGCATCCACTTGAGAGCTTGCAGTATCAATAAATTTTTTACGAACTGCGTTTCTATCAAGTAGTCTTTGCATTAATGACCTATAAGCCTTCTCCAATAATAATTCCTCCTTTAAACTAAATAAGTTCATGGCCTTTCTGGTCGTCTTATTGTTGCAACTTGGATCGGATTTTATTTTTTCGAGTTGTTCGTTCATTATTACCCTCTCTGCCAATAGTCTACTATCTGATAGAACATCAAGAGGGTGAGATTTTGAAACAGATTCCATATATGCTTGATATTCGGCTGTTATTTCTATAGATCCATCTTTTCTAACATTAATAGAGTGTTCAACCATATTAAGATAATATGTTTTATTCATATTTTTAATGGAATTGATAAATGCTTCTGGTGATGCGCCCTGTACCCCTTTCGCAGTTAGCGTTGATAACCTTCTATTGGCTAAAATCGATTTAAATTCCATATCCTCTCTAATGTTCCATCCCACATCTACTCTAATTCTATAATAGCTAGGATCATATTGGGTTTGATTATTACCCCCAAACCCAATACTCTTTCCTGCTGGCCTTATCAAAAGATCAACAAATCGGTATGAATTTCCTTTTCCATTTTTTCGTGGTTTTATAAAATCCTGAAATGACTGAAAATACATAACCAATTTTGCTTTAATATCTTTTCTAGCAGTGGCTGGTGTTGTACCATTAAAAGAAAAGGAAAATTCCTTTAAGCCCATCCCATCACCTCTATCAATGTCATGAAGAAGCATTTTTCGTCCTTTATTTTGACCATAAAAAGTATCAAAAACAAATTCTGTTTCTGCAATGCTGCCCTTAGCGCCATCCGAAACTTTAAAAAACCTAATTTTTGGAGTCATTGCGCTGGCAATATCTGGTGTTATGCCCATGAATGGCATTGCTGAATTTGGTGGCATTCCCATTAAAATATTAATAATCTCATTTTTATTATTATCCTTACAGTCAACCAGTAAAACATCACCTCTGTGTTTCATTTTTGGACTTGGACTGAGGCCGCTGTATTTACTTTTCAGATTGGCTGTTCCAGGGCCCACCATATTCATCATTAAGGCGCACTGGAGTTTCATTCTTTGTCTTTTTTCGAGTTCTTCCTTACTTAGTGTCGGTGCTGATGGTAATTCCTCCGTAGTGTCACCTCCGCCCATCGTATTTCCAACATTTGTTAGATTAGTTTTTACTTGTTTCGCTACCTTTTTTTCTAAAGTTTTAAAATCATTTTTCTTCCTTGCTTCCTCGTCATCTTTTGCAAAGGTCTTCCCAGCTTCAATATCATTTACAACTTCAATCCACTTTGTGTATACAAACATTACCTGTCCGTATCTCTGAACCTTTTTGGCAAATGAGGCCGCTACAGCATTGGCGAGAGTTTCCCTATAACTCTCATAAGATTTTTTATCAAGTTTTACCTCTTTCTTTAAGTATATTTTCCAAGTACTGGGTAAACTCGGATCAGTCTCTGGTTTTTTTGAGGCCACTCTTTTGTTGTAATAATCTACTAACCATCCCCAAGTGTCTTTTATGTGTTTGTCCAGGTCCCCCCACAAAGGCATCCATCCAGCAGGTGTGCCACCAAACTCTTCCAAGAATTTTGGTGAGTTAAAAGCTTTAATTTGCTTCTTTCCCATCCATTTACTATACCACGACTGAGGAACCGTCCCAGGGTTGGTATACATGAGATTATAATAATCAATAGTTTTTTTATTTAATTTATCAATGGGAGCATTAATTGGGGTCCTTTCCAGTAGATCTTTCTCTCCTGGTGGTTGCTTGCCCTTGGTGAGATCAGTAGCATATTCAAAACCAACAAACCACTTTTTATCTTTTGCCTTGGATTCTGCCCAATTTATTTTTTTGTTTTTGCCCTTTTGGTTTAAGACTTTAAGCCCTTCAGTTGTAGCTTTTTGCATAATATGGGCATCTGTATCGTTCCAGACTACCCAAACAAATTCATTCTCTTTTGGTTGCCCTGGTGGAGGGTCGTTCCCTGTGATTATTGCATTTATTTTCTTTCTTATTTCTTCTCTATACTGCTTTTCCCCTTTGATACCTTCTTTTTCTGCCATCTTTTGGGCGGTAGCGGTGGCTTCTTTTGTGGGTACCAGGTTCAATATTTCTCTATATGTTACCGCCCAATCGGCTTTGTCCTTGCCACCGGAGCCCGCTTTGCCCTTGAAGAATGCAACAAAGGCTTTTTCCCCCTTTGACCATTTCTTATAGTCCTTTTTAGTTAATAGCTGTTTTGACATTTCGTCAATTAGTAAGCTCGCATCAATTGAGTAAGCGTTATTATACGCCACTCTTGAGCTATATGTCCAAATCTTTAAATTTGCAACAAATTGATAATCGTCACTACCAAATGGGATATCCAGACCTGGAATATCGGAGATGTAATAATCAACCCCAAGCGGGTCGATGGTTGCGCCCATATAGCCTGGAATTGACTTATTATATAGCATAGCAAGCCAAGCAGGATATTTATGGCCATATTGAATCTCTTTAACACTGTCCCACTGTTCTACTTTTAGGTTTCGTTTGCCATAGCTCCCATCTATGTGCCAGGAAGTTGCCCAAGTCATCCCCTTCCACAAGACATGACCCTGGTCGTCATATTCATATTTTTTCAACCGTCTACTGGCGGGGATTTTGTTGTTTAGCTTTGTTTTATAAAAGGATATTCTACTTCTCCACTTCTTCTTCGGAAGATGGTCCTTTATGATTTCATAAGCACTAACGGAAGATGGTGTAAATGTGGTTCTAGCCATTTGTTATTAATCCTAAAATTTCACCCAAATCATCTGGTATTTTTATTCTTGCCCCCAATTTTACATGAGCAGCAGTTGGTTTTTTATTGAATAAAGCAATTACCCACCAATGATCTGCCGATCCGTAATAAACATGGGCTAATTTTCGATAATTCATTCCCATAGACCACTGAACAGTTGTATAGCTGATATATGCCATATCTTCTTCCGTGATGACAAACCCGCTATTGGAGGCATGTTGCGTCAATTGTTTCAATCCTCTTTTTTCCAACATTTTGTTGTGCAATTGATGATCATTTATTATAATATCTGAATCTGTGTATCTTGACATTTTTTTAATCCTCTATTAAGTTCTAAATAGTTCATTACCTTCACCCATCCAGCCCCCTGAATCCCAACCTAAGAAATGTTCGTGAAGAACATTGAGGTCCATAGAGACTGAAATTACTTTTGGATAAAGCTTTTTGCCACTTGTAAACATTCCCATATCTAGAGCCGGCTTCCAATTCAAAGATGTGATATATCCCAACAAACCAGTACCAGCAACAACCCCAGATGTCGTCAATTGGGCTTCGGTCTCTTCTTTGTTGCCTGTGGTTGGTTTGTCTTTACCTTTTTCTTTTTCCACTTTACTCTTTAGACTCCCGCCGCTTGAAGCACCTGCTATTAAATTTGCAAATGAAACTCTCACCAGAGGTGGCCTTGATATTAGATTTGTATCAAACCGAGTGGACTTTTTATTTTTTGCGTTTAAAGCCTGTACTTTTGGGTCTTTTGTTTTATCTTTCTGGGATGCCTTTATTCCATTCGAATACCCCGGATACATAAATTTGGCCAACAAATTACAATTTTGAAGATTCTTTTTTGCATCCGCAACGGTCGCAGATGGAATATCCCAAGCCAATGTTATTGTTCTTTTTGTACCCTGAAATGTTGCAATTGGATCGTTTCTGCCGTAAACAGCTTCTGCATTCCATTCTGATGCGAACGTTTGTGAAAAATCAGTTAAAAAAGCCGGGAACTCAACAGTCTGACTCCTAACAGTGCTTTGAATCTTGATTGTTGACCCTGTTGATTTGGCATATTCTGACGCTCCGTATCCAGCATAAATTGACATATTGTTTTGTTCTCCGTAATTATCCTATTGTGCGACTGTTTTATAAACGCCCTTTTCAATAAGGTCTTCTAAATCTTCTTTATTAAGGTTTATTGTCACATTTGTCTTGAATGCTTGCTTTAAGCCTTCAATTGCTGATGAAAGTTTATCAACCCCACCGGCCGTTTTGGTTCCAATTGCTTTCGAACTCTGACCGGTCGTAATCAGGGCCAAATTCTCAATTGTTGATTGTAGTTGTATCTCTCCCTTTATTTTTTTGTTCACTCCTTCAATACCAGATGCTATATCAGTAAATACCTTTGCAATATCAGCCTTGGCAACTACGGCCAAGTTCTTGACAACGTCCGCCAAATCGCTTCCTACTAGCTT